CTTAACAGTCAAAATTCAGTGGGGATAGCATAATGAGTGTATCACTATCAAATACAACATACCCTTTACATAGTTTCGCTAAACAGCCAATGACTAAAGTTAAAGAAGTCGACTATAGTGGTTACAAAGAAATTGTTGTTGATGGAATTAACTATGATAAAGAAACGTGGAATGTTGAATGGATCTTACAAGATTCAACTGCTGCTTTATCATTAGAGACTATTCTTTTGAATAGTGTAAAAGGAACATCAACGTATATTCTTTGGACAGGACCTGGCGAATCAACAGCTAAATACTATATAGCAAAGAGTATAAATAAACAAGGAAGAAATCCATCATTCTATAGAATATCAGCAACATTCGAACGAGTGTTCCCGCTGGTTTAATGGAGATATAAATGACAACCAATGTAGAAATCAAATCTGATATACAGAAATTAGCTCAAGGATCGCCTTATGTTGAGCTGTTTACAATTGATTTAAGTCCAATTGGTCAAGCGATTACATATAACTTTACAGCAGGTCCGGTTGATGGAGCCTCTGTGGTATTCAATCTTATAACATATTATCCTGTATCTCTAGAGGCGAAGGGATTTGATGTTGTCAGCGATGGAAAGTTTCCAAGACCCCATATTATTATTTCAAATGTTAATCGTCTGTTAGTTGGTCCTGTTGTATTATATAGAGATTTGGTTAACTGTAAGGTTACACGAATAAGAACTTATCTCAAATACTTGGATGGACAATCAGAGCCAAATATAAATGCTATATATAGACGAGATGTTTATTATATAAATAAGAAAGTTTCACAAAACAAATTTATGATGGAGTGGGAATTAATCTCACCAATTGAAGCAGTTACTTTAAATATTCCAGCTAAACAAATACTACCAACTTGTACTCACAGGTATCGAGTGATGGATGATGGTGCGGTTGTGTTGAATCCAACTTTAGTTACTTGTCCATATGCTGTTGGTCTATATTTTAAAGATGATAATACACCAACATTACTACCTGAGCTTGATAAGTGTGGAAAGAATCTTGAGAGTTGTAGAGTAAGATTTGGGGCTGATGCTGTATTACCTTATGAAGGATTTCCAAATATGAGAAGATTTTCTTATAGTTATAATAATGGATAATTATATGTTTAAGGATATTATAAAAGAAGCTAAACAGCACGCAATTGATGAGTTTCCAAACGAATCTGTTGGCATTGTTGTTGAAAATAAGTATATTCGTTTCAACAATGAACACCCTGAACCAGAACATAATTGGCACATTACTGATAATGCTTTCTATCAACACTATATAGCAGATAAAATCGAGTGTATAATTCATTCACACAACGATGATAAACATGCATCATCTGGAGATCAGGAACAGCAAGTAGCATTTGATTTACCATTTGGAATTGTAAATGTTAAAGATGGTGTTGTGATTCATACTTTCTTTTGGGGTGATACATTATCAATGGCTCCTCTATATGGGCGAGACTTTCATTTTGGAGTTTACGACTGTTTATCATTTGTGAGGGACTACTATATTCAAGAGTTAGATGTAACACTACCAAACCCAATTCGGGAATACGGTTTTTGGGAGAAAGGTGTTGAAATGTTTGAACCTTATGTCAGTGAGTTTGATAAGGTTAACATAACAGATTTACAAAAAAATGATTTAATGCTTTATAGATGTAATGAAAAGATGTATGATCATCTTGGTGTCTATCTTGGAGATGAAAGAGTTGGACATCATTTTGCAGATTGTATTTCATCTATTTATGAAATGAGTTTCAAAAGAAAATACTTAAGTTTATGTTTGAGGTATAAAAAATAATGGCGTCTATCAATCTATATGGAAAACTGCGTAGAGACTTTGAAAAGAAGTATGATTATTCAGGTAGAGATATAAAGATCAAAGTCAAGTCTGGGGTTGAAGCGATTCGTGCGTTAGAAGCTAACTTTCCTGGATTCAGTACTTTAATCAATAGGCGTGGTGGTTATACTTTCTCAAACGGAAATGATATTTATGAGAATCCAATAGGTCCAAATGATTTAGGAGCATTATCAAACAGTAATGACTGGCATATAATGCCAATGGCACACGGTTCATCAGGAAAGTCTCTAGCAATGGGTTTGATTGTTGTTGGTTTAATCATTGTAACTATTGCTTCATACGGAACCGCATCACCTGCAACTGTTCCTGGATCTGCTGCCGCAATGGGTTATGGTGCTGCTGCATCAATTGGTATGGGTATGGCACTTGCTGGTCTTTCTATGTTACTTGCGCCAAGTCCACCAAGAGAAGCAGATTCATCAAAAGACGATCCTTCATTTCTATTCAACAATGGTTTTAACAATTCAAAGACTGGGTTTCCTGTGCCATTATTATTCGGAACAGCATTTTGTGGTTCACATACAGTATCGCTTGGTGCAGAAACAGAAAATCTTGGTGGCTTGAAAAGTAAAGCTGTTTTAGAATTGGTTGATTTAATAAGTGAAGGTGAAATCTATGGTCCAGCAGACGGAACAGGTTCAGATGCTATCTATCAATCAACATATATGAATCAAACCAAGGTTAAGAATGATGCCGGAGAATTTAATTTTGATGGTGTTACAGAAGATTTATTGGTTGGTGTTGCAGGACAGAGTTTTAATCCAGAATTGAATGATGCGGCACAAAGGATTCAATCAACCACATCTGTTGGTGTTCCTCTTAATGATAAGGGTGATTCAACAACAAGGTCAATTCCAGAAGGTTTAACAGATTTAAAACTAACAGTTCAATTCCCAAGTGGTCTTCTTGTAATCTATGATTCAGGTAGACACAGAAGTAGAACTGTTTCATTTGATATAACTATAACACCAACTGTTGGTTCACCAACTGTAATAGAAAAAAGAATTTCTGATAAATCATATAGTGAAGCAAGAGTTGATATAGATATTCTTGATATTGAAAATAGTTATGGAACCGGACCGTGGGATGTAAAAATTGAAAGAACATCTGATGCTGGTGAAACCAGTAAGAAAGCATCATATGTTGATAAATTTTCTTGGTATTCATATACAGAAATTACAAGAGTTAAACTTGAATACTACAAAAGAGCAGCAATAGCAACAGTAGTTGATGCCGAACAATTTAAAGAACCTGTTCCTTCAATGCTATACTATATGCGTGGATTAAAAGTTCAAGTTCCTGATAACTATACACCTGATGTTGAAAATGGCGGTGGAACATATGATGGAGTTTGGGGTGGTGATACTACATCAGCATACACATCAAATGCAGCTTGGATCATTTATGAAATATGTACTAATAAAAAATGGGGAATTGGACTTGATCCTGATGAAGTTGATAAGTTTGGTCTATATTCAATCTCTCAATATAATGATGGAACTATAATTTATACTGTTACTTCTCTTGATGAAGAAAATAATGTGTATGTATCTGAAGTTAGAAATGAACCACGATTCACATTCAATGCTCAGCTTGCAAATAGTGAACAAGCGCTTGCGTTCTTAAGTCATATATGTTCAACCTGCAACTGTTATCCTGTTTGGGTAGATGGTGTTTTAACATTCATTCAAGATAGACCAACTACATTCACAAGAATTGCCACACCTGCAAATGTTACAGATGGAATTTTCACATACCAAGGAACTGACAAGCGTGTAAGACATACGGTTATTACTGTTGGATGGAACAATCCTGATAACTTTGGAATCCGTGAGACTTTGATTGTTGAAGATGAACAAGGAATTAATAATTATGGTTACAATGAACTTCAACTAGATTTGGTTGGATGCTATAATAGATTTGAAGCAATACGAAAAGCAAGATATGCACTATACACAGATCTTGAACAAACTCAAATGCTTACATTCACTGGTGGTAGTGAATGGTCAGACTGTGTACCAGGAGAAGTTATTAAAGTTGAGGATCCTGATTGGACTGGGGTTGAGAATATGGGCGGTAGGATTGTTTCTTCAACAACTACAAGTTTAGAAACAGATACTCCTGTAACAATTCCATCAGGAACAGTTACTGTTTATATAGCTCAAACTTCAGCTGAAGCAGTTGAAAGAACACTTACAAATGGTGTTGGTGTTACCTCAAGTCTAACTTGGGCTAATCCACTATCTGAAGCACCACAACAAGATAATAGTTGGGCAGTTTCATTCCCAGATCCAACATTAAGAGAGTTCAAAGTTGTTAGTATAGTTGAAAATGGTGTTGCTGATTATACAGTTACAGGCATAGAATATAATTCAGCTAAATGGAGTTATATAGAAGATGGGCAAGTCGTTGAACTTCCACCAACAACTACATTTGACACTGGATCATTAGATCCACCTTCAAACTTACAACTTGATAGTTATTCATATATTGCTGGAGACGCTAAAAATAGAAAGTATGATATGAGTATAAGCTGGTCTGGAAGTCCTGATACTCGAACTCAACAATATGAAATTCAATATACATACAATGATGGACCAAGACTACCATTAACATCTGTCAGTGGGGTTTCATATATTTGGGCTGATGTGCTAGATGGAGTTTATGATATCTATGTGAGAGCAATAAGTCCGGTAGCTAATTCACCGTGGATTTCATTTCCAGACTTCACAATGCTTGGAAATACCGGAACACCACAACCACCAACTAACTTAAGAACAGCAGATGGTGGTAATGAATGGGGTGGAAAAGATTGTGATGTTATTTGGGATTCACCGGAAGACGCAACATCATTAGTTACAGTCTATTCACCAGACGCAACATCAAGTATTAATGTTATGAATGAAAATGTTGGTAAGATCAAATCATTTAAGGTTGAAGTATATGATACGGATACATTAACCCTGAGACGAACTTATATAACAGCATCTGAATCTGAGCAAGAGTATGTTTATCTATATTCAATGAACCAAGAAGATGGAGCAGGTGTACCGGAACGTGATCTAACATTTAAGATTTATAGTGTTGATTGGAATGATCAATTGAGTACAGCTTTAACAAGAGCAGTATCAAATCCAATTCCAACTATGTCAAGTGCAAAACCAACACTTACAAGTCGTCCAGCATATATGAGAGTTGAGTGGGCACTTGTAGATGATAACGATATGTCACATTACAAAGTTTATTTGGATACAACCGCTGACATACCTATTGAATATAGAGGAACTGTTAATTATACAGATGATCTATTTGATGTTAATGGTTTGGATTATGGAGTTTCATACTATGCGAGAGTTGTTCCATATGATGGATTCGGTATAGGAATTGAAAGTCAGGTGTCAGATCCTGAAACTGTTTTACAAATTCCAAACATAAATATAGATGCCGAACTTGTGGATAGTATCACAATCACCCAGGATGCGGCAGTATTCACAGGAACCCTTTCTGACTTGTATAATAGGATATGGGATACGGGTGGTGTCTCAAGTACGAATCCAGGTACGCACTATATTCAATACGCATATCAAATTGAAAACTATTTTGATAGAGTTGGTATCTGGTCTGCTAACGCAAATGCTCAAGTGTATCTTGCATTGTCAGATGATGATATAACATATAATTTCTATAAATGTGCGTCAGGACATGTTCCAGATGCTGACTTCAATATGGTTGCAGCAACGAATCAGGCAGATGCCATATCATTTTACTGGCAATTATCTGCTGGATTAAATGTTGCTTACTTTCCAAACAATCAAACAGCAAAGCATGTGAGATTGTATTTTGTTAATACAAACTCTACACAGATTTACGAGTTCGTTCCATCAAGACTATTGATATCCGAACTTGCAGCGATAGAACATCTATCAGCTATTTCAGCGGATGTAGGAACTGTTGTGGCAGGATATTTACAAAGCACGAATCTATCAGCAACAACAGGAATGGAAATGGCATTAAATGACACCGAAATTGTTCTTGGTGGATATACTGATAGAGATATAGTCTTAGACGGTAATGCTCCGGCATCAATTGAAATCAATAATTTAGGAACATTAGAAATTGCAGACAGTGGAAAGATTAATATGGGTGATGATACCCAGTTGAATCTCGGTGATGATGCAAGGATGACTGTCGGCACAAATGGCTACATTAGGATTTCAGATAACGTAATGCTTGAAGAAAATAGTGATAGTATTGGTCGAATCATTGTTTCAGAAGACACAACTTTATTAGCAAGTGGAAAACTGAATCTATACGGAAAGGATTATACACAAATTGATGATGGTGGTATTTCAACTTTTATTTGGGACCCCACATATAGCACACATCAAACATATCAAACACTTTCAAGAGTTGAAAGTGGAACGACCAAACACGGAAACTGGGCAACAATTCCTGGTATATTCAAAACAGAACCAAAAGTGCTTCTTTCACCAAATGTTTTAAAGTCTTACGATAATAGATACAAAGAAAGAACACAAACATTTAAACTTGAAGTTACAAATATGCAACAATATCCAGCTAATTCATATCGTTGGAGATTCATTCCAACAGCAATACTTGAATTAGAGAGCGGTGTCTTTTCATTTAATTCTGGTCAATATACTCAAAATGTTGATAGAAACTGGAAAAATAATGCTTACTTGTCTTACTCACCACAGATTCAACTTGCCCCAGGTGTAAGAAAAGTAACTGCGAATGTTACAAGTTGGGCATTTACAATTGAGAATCAATCTAATTATCCAAGAGCTGGCTGGGCACAATGGTATGTATATCTACAAGGATATTATGCTGGTGCGTGGAGAAATCTAAACTACTTAGGTCCATTGGGTGGAGTTAAAACAGCACTTGGAGCAATGAATCCAGGCCCTATCAATACTGTTCTGGCAAGTGTATTAGTGGGAGCAGATATTTCTTGGATTAGACTTGCGATGCAGACTGTTGCTCACGAATCTAGAACTGCAGGTATGAAAACATCTATATCTGGACTATCGCCAGCACCTTACTATGGAGCGTGGCAAAGAATGACTCTTAATAGTTATACAACGGAAGCTGTAAATGCTCCACAAGCAGGACAAGGAACAATTAATTGGATCGCAGTAGGATCATAAGGAGAATAATATGTCAGAAACATCAACGGATCTAATTCAATTTATTTTCGATCAAGCACAGATTAGTTTTAGTGCGATTGATTCGACGGCAACAGATGTTGAGATTCAAGAATTTCTTGAGGATCCTACAAATGGATATATGCAAGTGGAAGAAGAGGTCTGGGTTGAAGACACAACATCTTTTGAGTTAACCGTTGTTGATACGACCAGTCCAACGATTACTGTCCTTGCCTGGAAAGAGGAAAATCTGGAAGACTATTATAATCAATCACAGTTACAGAACGATCAAATTTCTATACGAGATTACAATTCTCCAAACTATCCTATAATAGATTTCAAGTCTTTGCTATTCGACTTTGATACATCAACTTCTATGGACTATGCAATTACTCCAGATTCAACTGCAGATAATTTTATTCAATATGAACTCCCAGCTTCTGAAAAAGTTGACGGTATGTATATTCAGCTTGGCTTGAATGGAGTTCAAACTTGGCCTGTAGTTGGAGGCGGAGCATTTATAGGTTACTATATTGCATTTTCAAATGACTCATTATCATGGACATATATTACGAATGATCTACCTATGGATTCAACATCGTCACAAACTAATCCAATAATAACTACAGACTTGCAAACCGCGATTGATAATCATTTTTTCACAGGACAACCAACAGATGCAATCTTGCCGCAAGTAGTTGAAGATATAATGTTCACTGATACTGCAATAGAAGCTAAATACTGGAGAATACATTTCGTTGATATAGAAGAAAATGTTGATGGTTATGGAATAGGAGCTGGGTATACAGGATATACAGCATCAGTTTCACACCTAAGATTTGAACAGATTAGAGAGCATGGTGAAGCTGTTCTTAATTTAAGTTTAGATCTATCTAAATTAAAAGGAGCTTATGCTTCTGGCGACTCTGCCGGAACAACAGGAAACTCTGGATCAGGGTGGTTCACAACTGTTGAACAGGACTTCTATTTTACAGGACATAGGGAAGCTCTTTTTACTACTACCGCAAGAGTGTGGGCAGACGCTTCAACCGACTTTAGAATTAGAGTTAATAATGAAGGCGGTGGGTGGACTGTAATGGATACAGTTACTGGCTTGAGCGGTGGGTATGCAACATTAACTGATACGAGAATTCTTTTGAATCCAAATGCTGATGTTAATGATGTATGGACTGTTCAACTAGACCTTCAAGATCAAGCAGCGGCTGGGACTCCAAATGTAGAATATAGAGCGAGTTTCTCAACCAATTACAGATCATCAGAGGAGGTAGAACCAGGTGCCTAATAAAAAAGATAAAGAAAAACTATTTAAAAAGCTAATAAGAAAAGATAAAAAGATTGTGGGTAGCTCCAGATCAGTTATTAAATTATATAAAAGACCGTAATCAGGACGGGTAACAATCCCAAAAAGGGAACAAACAATTAAATTAGACCGCCATAACGGAGAGACAAACCGATGAGCATAGCAGCAACATTCATAGATTCAACCAGCTACACAGTTGTTGGTGATCAACAAAACTTCTTTAATGAAGGTAGGCGTGATCGTGCATACTGTGGGGTCGATGGTTATAAATACGGAACAATTGAGTCTTCATCATATTCAGTTGGGGCAAATACAACAACTGTAACTCTAACCGGAACAAGCGATGAGTTGACTTCTAACCTTTCTCTTGTTAAATGCGGTTCGGTCAAACCCGGAACAGAGGGTAATATTGGAGAACATTTCCATACTCCCACAGAAGGCGAAGGTGGATATATTCAAATTAACGGCACATCAGGTACATCCGGGACCAGCGGTCTTACAGGAACATCAGGTACTGGCGGAACATCTGGTTCAAGTGGATCATCTGGGTCAAGTGGATCATCTGGGTCAAGTGGATCGTCTGGATCTAGTGGAACATCTGGAAGTTCAGGATCAAGCGGTACAGGAGGCTCAAGTGGGACATCAGGATC